TAAATTACTTGGTAGTTCTTTTTGTAATTGAGATTTTAATTCATTATCATCTAAATTATTATATATTAATTGACTCATCTCAGAATTATACCAATTTGGTCCTTTAATTCGAGATCTTTGAACTAATTTAGCGATATGTTGATTTTTAGGTGGAATTTCTGATGATTGTGAAAATAAATAATTTTTACATTCCCACATTTCTGAGTTAGCTTTATTATCATCTAATTTCTCTAGAATAGCATAATCATATCCCATATCATACACTTTAGGAAATATATCGGGGTATTTAGTGAATATTTTTAAATTATCGCCTATCTCTCCTTCTTCATCATAATTAAACTTTATTACTTTATCGGGACCATATTGGTAGACAACATGTTGTCCTCCTTGACCATATTCATCTCCTATTAAATTTTTATCATAAATCTCTTTTAATAAACCAATTAATTTTATCATTGTTTTATTTTTTATCTATTTTATATAAATATAACGATAAGAAGAGGCCTGGCAAAAGCCAAGCCGATCTTCCCGTATACTTCGGAAAAAGTAAATTCTTAAAAATTGAGTACGCAATAATCCATAGCTATAGAAACTGATAAGTTAATAGCTTGATCATTTGCCCAATCGTAATCACCAAAGTTAGCTGTTTTAACATATGCTCCTTTGATAACCCATTCACTGATAATATCACCTACTGGGCCTAATACGTCTAACGTAATATCTTTTTTATAAAAATCTGAGTAACCATCACGGCCAGTAACAGATTCATGTGATAAACGAACCCATTCCATTACTGCTTGAGCACCTGATGGTGTGATTGGGTCATATAATTCTAGGTTCATATCAGCCCATCTAACTTTACCTTTAATTTTACGGTAAACATTGATGTGGTCTAATACTACTTCACCTGCGTCTAATTGAGGTGAGCTTGCTTTTTTGATTAGGTAAGCAGGAATACCATCTATGTACATTATAAAGCGATTTTGAACTTTTGGTTCAAACGCTGTAAACATTATCTCGTTTGCTGAAAGTACTGGCATGTTATTTAATTGTTATCTGTTGATAAATATTATATAGTTTAAAAATATGTAGAGAGGTTTTCACCCCTCTACACTATTAATTATTATGCTGGGAAGGTAGCTCCAGTAGGTAAGATATTGAAGTTCAAAATAATGAATTCAGCTGTTTTAGTTGGTTGAATATAAATTTGACCTACTAATTGGTTTCTATCAACTACATCTGCTGTGTTGTTAGTATCATCCATTACTACTTTATAAGCATATAAACCTTGACGTTGTACTACTGACTCTAAGTAAGGATTAACTTGGCTTAAGAATCTGTTACGAGTTACTGTTGTATTTTGTTCAAATACTAATGTACGAGATACACCGCCAATAAAATCTTTCAATGCAATTAATAAACGTCTTACATTTACACGATCTAAAGATGTTGGTTTACGTTGTAATGTTTTCTGTCCCCATACACAAGTACCAGTACCTGGGAATGTTGCAATTGGGTTAACATTTCCACTATATAATACATCACGATCTGTTTGTTGTAATCTACGTTCAGCACGTACTACTGAAGGAATACCACCACGATTTAAACCAGCTGGAGCGAACCATTCTGCGCCTACTGAATCGTTAAATGCTAATACACCACCTATTACTGTTGATGGTGGACACCATACTACTTTACCTAAACCACTTGAATATAATTGAACCCAAGGATAGTAAGTAGCAGCGTAGTTACTTGATTGACCTGAAGCGTTTGTAGTTGCTTGAGCAATTGCTGTTCCGTATACACCTGTATCTGTGATTGCGATTGCGTCTCCACGACCTTCTACGGTTGCGATCATAGTAGATACTGCAGAACAATCTAAACCAACACCTGGAGCTAATAGCATATTGAAGCTATATTCGTCTGCGTTCGCTAATAAGTTAAATGCTAAGTTATAATCGCCTGTACCAAATCCTTGGATACTTGCTGAGGTGATATTTTCATTCATTAATTTAGCAACATTTGTATCTGCTACACCACCATTAAATGAACCACCATATGATCCGCTTCCTACTAGAGGTAAACTACCACTGTATTGGGTTGCTTTGTAAGCACCATTATTATCAATTGAATCTACGTTTGGAGTAGTTACTGCTGAAACACGAACGTATTGTGAAATATTTGGATAAGTTCCAGTATAATTTATATATGCTGTACTAGCTCCTGCTGCTGGTACGTAAACTGGCTTTAAATCACCAATTACACGAGCAATGTAGTTAGGTAATTGAGGATCTAAACTTACGTTAGCCCATGTTTCTAAAATATTTTTCTGAGCATTATTGTCGTCACCACGACGGATAGTTAATGTGAAAGTACCACTACCAGTATTTACTGAGGTTACTTCGTAACGTACGTTTAATGAAGATCCACTTGCTAAAGCACCACTAACTATACTAGATGTATTATTCATTTGGTTTCCCCATGATAGTACTTCTAATTGGAATGATGAGCCCGTTAATGAAGCTGCTGGGATATCAGATGTAGCATATGTACTAGCATTACCTGAGCCACTAATAATTCTAGTTACCAATAATGATTTACCACCATTTTGGAAATATTCTCTAGCGGTTTGTGAGGTAAAGTATTCATAGTAGTAGCTACCACTCTTAAAAATATCACCGAATAATGATATGTACTGAGAATAGGTTGTAACATACGTAGGTACAAAAGGACGACCTGAAACGGTTGGTCCTACAACCGCTGCTCCTAATGCAGGTGGCTGTGTTGTGTAAAGGCTTTGGTCGGATTCTATTTGGAATACGCCTGGTGAAATAATTTGTTCTGCCATTTTATATAGTTAATTGGATTTATTAAAGATTAATCTACTAATAAATATCAACTAGTCTATATAAAACGCAGAACAAAGATTAAAGAGAAGTAATTTCGCCAGTTTCGATATTTATGTTACCGGCACCATATTTAGTTTGAAGTGATTCAATTAATATTTTTTCGGAGTTACCGATTTTGTCCATCTCTGTTACTATTTTAGTTTTTTCTGTTTCTAGTAAATCAGTTTGTTTTTTAATCAACATTAATTGACTTTCAATTGAGCCTAATTCAAATATAACCTTGTTATATTGCGTTTGTAGGCCTTTGATCGAATCGATCTCTTCTTGGGTTAACTTTTTATTTTCTGACATATTCTTTATTTTATCCATTTTTGTTTGGGGCATGCTTCTGGGCCTGGTCTAGAACTAAATATCTTTTTAGATAATGGGCAACTGCATATTCCGCATATGTAGGTATCAAACATATCTACAAATGTTTTTTCGGGACAGCTATTGCAAGTCTCTATTCTAGACTCGGCTATCATTTTCTGTTTTGGATTAGGGTTTTCAGCAATAATCCAAGCCTCAGCTATTTCTAGCAATTTAATCATTACTTATTTTTTTTCTTTGGATAGTATCTCTTTTTGTTCTTTTTAGGAGCAGGTGCTACTTCTTCAGTAATAGGCTCAACTTCTTGAGTTTCTACTTCTTCTTGAGTTTCAGTTGCTTCTTCTATTTTATTGGATGTTTCAACTACCTCTAATACTTCATTACTAATTTCTTTAACACTAGCTGTTGTTTCTTTAACAAAGCCTAAAATCATTTTTATGAATTCAATTATTTTTTTCATGGTTTTTAATATAATATTGTTTTTTTAATTCTCCAAACTAAATATCAGCAGGAGTTAAATTTAATTTATTTAAAGCATAAGTGTATGCTGCCTCATTAGAATTATCCCAATTTAAATAATCCTCACCTATCATTATTAAATCTCCATATCCTATACTAACTTTAGTGTCTTCATTTATTAGTTGATAAAAGAAAGTACATGATGAATGAAGATCATCAAATGAAATTGTTAAAGTAAAATATGTAGCTATTTGAGTTGCCCCGTTTATCCATATTTGTATTGGTTGTATTTTTTTCATATCTGTATTATAATATTATTTTTTTAGATTTCCAAATTAAGTTGAGATTAAATACGCTGTGAACCAAGTACCAGTTCCTCCATTTATATCAATATTAGTACCTGCTCCTTGATATACTGTAAAGTCAAGATAATCTCCTGAGCCGTTCATGTATACCATTCTGGTGAAAGTTAAGCTTTGACCTACATCATTAGGAAGTGGACATTGCACAATAACAGTTTGACTACCATTTTTTCTACATTGTAAGTTAAACTGATTAGTAGTTGCATTTGCTGTTGCCAACCATGCTCCTGCACTTATAGAATAGTAACCTGCTATTGTTGGTGTAAATCTATATGTACCAGCATCATACCAGTTATTTGGATCTATATCATCTACAAATTGTATTACAGTATCGGCGTCAGTAGGAATTGATTGGTTAGTACTTAGTCGACCTTGACAAATATATTGACTTGTTATCGCTCTAGCGTTTGAAGCATATGATGATGTACCATGTAATGAACCTGTAATCTGCGCGCCATTTTGTGTGATGCGCATTTTTTCTGTGTACGTATTTACACCAGAACGGATTTTAAATATTATAACATTACCGTCTCCTAATGGTGAAGTATTACCATTTGCTGTAAGTATTATACCACCACCATATTGATCTGATGTTGGATCACCTGCTCTCATTTCAAGTGTAGCACCATAACCATCTGCCATTGTATGTGGATATGTATCTACTAAACCAGTGCCTGCTGCTACTACAAGTGAGTATCCACCGGCTGGAGTTTGTGCTCTTTGTATAACAGCATTTGATGTCGTTGTTCTGCCTATTGATATTATACCTGATGATGTTATTGGGCCTGTTATACTTAAGCTACCAGTTGCATTTATGGAGCCTGTAACTTGCGCTCCTCCTGAGTCTACTATGAGACCATTTCTTATTTTAAAATCGTTTGCCATTTTGTTTACCTTTCACTTTCCAGGTTATATATAAATATTGATTAAAGACCGAATCGACCTTTTGTTGCGTTGTAGTTTTGCAGAACTTCTTGCGCGGTTAATGCTCGGTTATATGCTTTAAAATTTGCTGTTCTTCCATTAAAAAAATTATATCCACTAAAACTACCAGCACCTACGCTAAATACTGTATTGGTTGTGTTAATATTAACTGTGAGTGAGTTGCTTAAAATTCCATTTGTCCATAAAGAAGCAACTGTTCCACTATATGTATGAACAACTTGATTCCAAGCATTAAGATTTATAGTATTTCTAGCTGGTAAAGTTGCTATAGTATCAAATCCTGATCCATAATAATGTCCTACAACTCTTTGAAATCCACTTGTAAACCATAATATAGTATCAAATAATTGACCATTTGCACTACCTCCATAACCCATAATATTTTTAGATTGATTGGCTGTTAAAAATATCCAACATTCTAAGGTTCTTGCATTACTTCCGGATAGATTAATGGTATTAGTGCTTACAACAGAATCATCTACTCCATCAAATACTATACTTCCTCCACTTCCAGTATTAAATGTAGGTCCATTAGTTAATGTTCCGTTATTGCCTCCTCTACTAATGTCTATCCAAGTAGTACTTCCACTAATGTAACTTTTAGTATTAGCAGCATCTAGGTTTAATACTAATCCGTCTAATACAACACCAGGTCCACCATTTAATGTACTCATATTATATTCCTATTAATGGAGTAGGATCAGTCCATTCCTCTGTAGCTAGTATTGTTATTATTTCCTCATATGTGTAAGGACCTTCTTTAGTTTCTAAAGTATCTACTGATGATGGTATTTCTTCTCCATCCCATTTAACAAATGTTTTTGTACCATCAACTGATTTTCTTACTGTATCTATTGATGTTTCATTTACTTGGGTAAAATCGATATTAGGTAACTCTGCTACACTAAATATCATAAATTGTCTATTATTATAATCCATATCTTCCTTTTGTTGCGTTGTAGTTTTGTGTTATTTCTACTTGTGTTAATGCTTTTTCTTTATAAAATGTAGTGGTTGCAATTCTACCATTAAAATTTGCTGATATCGCCGCGCCATCATTACCTATATAAGCTGTTGATTGAACAAAGTTTTGAGAAGTTGTTCCTGTGGCTACAGATGTAGCATTATAATATAAAGTAGCAGTAGTGCCTGATCTTGTAATTGTTATATTAGTCCAAGTATTTAATGTAGGTAGAGTTGCATATTGTATATAATCAGCAACACCATACGCTCGAAGTACAAAATTAGCTCCGTTTTTACCAATCCAAAGTCCACCTGCAGTTGCTACAACAAATAGAGTTGAATATGTACCTGAAAATGAGGCTGGATTAATCCATGATGAGTATGTAAAGTTTCCTGTACCCGGAGATAAATTAGGTGTACTAGTAACTACTGCATAATCATTTGTACCATCAAATGCTATACTACCATAATTACTTGAATTAAAAGTAGGTCCATTAGTTAGAGAGGCACTACTTTGAAATCCACTAATATCTCTCCATATAATGCCACTACCAGGATATGAATCTACTTTAGCGGCATCTAAACAGAATACTAAGCTATCTTTAACTATATTTCCATAATATGCTATTCTTCCTGCCATAATTATAATCCAAATCTTGTTCTTGTTGCTTCGTAATTTCGAAGTATTTCTTGAGCAGATAATGCTCTATTGTATAGTGAATATTGAGCTATATTTCCTGTTAACGGAAATACATTTGTAACAAATCTGCCTAAAATTAAATTACCAGTACCTGTATTTAAAGTAGGTGTGCCTATATTAACTTGTACTCCGTTAAGATATACTAATAATGTACTACCATTAAATGTAATTGCTCCATTGTACCATGTATTTGCTACAACAGCTCCACCAAGAGCAACTGCACCTGTATTAAATTTAAATTGGCTTGATTCTATTTCTATGTATGATCTACCATTTGCCGCTTCTGAACCAAAATATGCTAATGCCTGACGTGTAGATATTGTACCTGTACTTCTAAACCAAATATTTATAGTTCTAGCTGCTGATCCTGTTATATTAATAACATTAGCACTTACAACTGAGTCATCTACTCCATCAAATACTATACTGCCTCCACTTCCAGTGTTAAATGTAGGTCCATTAGTTAATGTTCCATTATTACTTATTTGTGAGATATTAGTCCAAGTAGTACTTCCACTAACATAACTTTTAGTGTTAGCTGCATCTAAATACAAAACCAATCCATCTGTTACTATTTTTGGAGAATAATTAAATGCCATAACTATATTGTTCTTATTATTGTTCTAATTGTCCAAGCACCTGTTGATGATGAACCTGTTAATACAGCGTTTGAGCCTGATAATATCATTGTTAAGCCTACTGCTGTTGTACTACCTATATCCATTGTATCTACTTCTGTAAATTCAATTGATGAACCAGCCCATGTTGACATTATAGTTCCTGCTCTAGCATTTGAACCTGATTTTATTGTGTAATCAATAAATGCTCCATCATATGATGCTGTTGGTATGCTATAAACTACAAATGAACCTGAGTTTGTTTGTGCTATTTTTTTAGTAGTCAACATCATTGGGTCTTGATAGTCACCCATTATTATTGTATTATCTGAAAATACTTCCATAATTGGAAGACCAGATATATCATTTACACTAAATAAAGATCCTGATAAACTATCTGTTACTGAGAATAGTTCACCTTGAGAACCTTGTACTGTGAATACGGGTTGTGCTGAACCTGATCCTATTACTGTTAAAGTTGAACCTGATATAGCTGTATTAAATGAGCCTGATAAACGAGTTGTACCTGCTGTATTTAATGAACCAGTAATTGATACAACACCTATAGCAGTTAACGCGTTGTCAGCTGCATTTTGAGTTGATAATCTTAAAGCTGATCTTGTTACTCCTGTAAATGCTGAATTTGAACCACTAAGTACAATATCTAAACCAACAATTTGTTGGTTATTAACAGACGCACTTATATTTGATGATATTCTAGACCATACATAATTAGTTACAGCGGCATTTGGAGTATACGCTGTTGTATTACTAAAATCAAATGCTCTATAATTATAAGCTGATGTTATGACAGGAATATGATTAATACCGATTATGCTACCGGTTGATATAGCTTGGGTTTGGTTAAATGTACTATTTAATACTATACTGGCAATTGTATTATGTGAACCAGATATAGTCATAGTACGATTAGCATACAATGTTGCAAACTGTGCTGCTGTATTATTTACTGATGAATTTGCTGTTACTGTAGTACTATCAACAATAGCATTTCCACCTCTTCCTCCACCAACACCAAATCCAGATGCTCCAGGGTTAGTAAATGTACCTTGTATATCTATACCACTACCGTATAATCCGGTTGCTATAGTACCATAGCCATTTGTGTCAAGAGAAGTAGCAGAACTACCTAAACGAGCTCCTGAAAAAGACCAAAAACCAGCGTTAAATCCCATTTGTATAACACTAGTACTTGATGCTCCTATACCAAACTGATTAGCATCATTTGCTGTAGTTTGAAAATTAATACCATTACCAAAACTTGTTCCTCCTTGGAATATGGTTAATACACCACTTGCTGTTGAACCTGAATTAGAGCCAATTACAGTTTTACCATCATTTCTAACAGTAAATGCAGTAGTTCCTGCTCCATTTCTTGCTTGAATAACAGTTGACGCAATACCTGAACCTGAACCTATTATTGATAAGGTATTTGCTCCTGAGCCTGTAATAGACATAGTACCACTAACTGCTAATGTAGCGTTAGGGGTTGATGTTCCTATACCAACATTACCTAAGTAATCTATGGTCATTCTTTCATTTGTACCAGCTGTATACCATCTATATCCTCCACCGTTAGTAGCTCCAGTTTGGAACCACATATCGTATTTTGAATTACGAAGAGCTCCTAAACCAATACCATAAAAATTTGTAGCTGATCCATTTAAACCAAAGTTAGCACCATCACTTATAGAGGCAGCACTTGGGTCAGTAGGTGTATTATTAACAGCTGTTATTAATCCGGTATTGGAAGCATTATTTTGTATATATACACCATTTGTTCCCGTAGCTCCAAATTGAGCTAATGTACCTGTGCCTAATGCTAATAATGAACCTGTAAGTGATGTTGCTTTTACTGAACCAGTTACTATAACAGGAAT